GTGAGGTGGGTAGTAGGATTCGGCGTACCTACAACATCGGGGAACGAACTTCCGTAGCTTTTTACCCTCTGCACCAGAACCTCCACTGGTATGTGGAATGTGACCCCCTTCTGTTACCAAAAGGGTAGCCTCGGCACCATCCGTGAACTGTCTCACTCAAGCCGCTCTCGTGGCTTGTATTATGAGTATACCCAAGGTCCGTCAACCTTTTGTTCACCCTTTATTCTAGTATAACATATTTATACGATTTGTCAAGTATTTGGATTACTTCTTTGAATATATGCCCCAAAGTACCCAAACAGCAACTAATCCTACAAGGCCTTCTGCACCGAGTTGTTTTACCAACCCAACTACTGAACCAACGATGTCAAGGCCCAAGAATGGAACAGCTGCTCCAAAGATAACTTGAAGTACTACTCCGAGTGCAATTACTGCTAATCCTAGTTCTGTAATAGAACGAATCCAGCCTAAAACTTTATCTACCATGTTTTTCTCCTTTATTTGCCGGTTGAACCGAAACCACCATATCTATCTGTCTTTTGACTTGGTGGTTCTTTGATTTCTTCAAATTCATGATAAATCTTTTCTACCAGTTCAGCCTGACAAATCCTATCTCCATGTTTAATATGTTTAGGAGCTTGAGATATGCTGGTTAACATTACAAAAACTGGCTCAACATAATCAGAATCAATCACACCTTCACAATTTGTAAGGTAAATACCATCTTTCCATGCCAAACCAGACCGCGAGTGAAGTCTCACGGAATAACCTTCTGGAATATCCAGAATTAATCCTGTTGGAACCATAACTCGTTCCATACAGAATATCTCTATTGAATCATTTTTTACACTTCTCTCAATAGTTCTATTTAGTGTATCTTGATTCACCTCATATTTTGTATCAGTAACCAGACATGCATGAACATCAAAACATGCTGATCCTTTTGTTGCAAAATATGGTTCTTTAACAGATTCGTGTAGTTTATAATATTTTAATGGTTCTTGACTAACCTTCCCCATCCTCACTCCTTTTGCTTCCAATATTATATTTTGCAGTTAAGTTCCATTCATCTTTCTCCTTGAAAGATAGGATCTTCAACTGATTGAGAGGAACAGTTAATTCCTCTGTCACACTAGGCTCTGACAACTTTATCAGACCCCATTCAGCCAAAAGGTTTGCTACAGTATTTCTTCTTGCTTGATCGTTTTCAGAAAAATTTGTGGGTTTACCATCAAGTGCAAATAATTCTTTAAAATGTACGATAAAATACCTACCTTGTTTGTGTAGAATGTGGCAGGATTGATACAGTGTTTTGTCTTTACGAGACGCCACACCGATTCTAGTCAGTGTTTCTCGTACCTTTAGAAAGTCATCGGGATTCTCAAGGGTACATTCAACCATAGTGTCAATTGATACATTCATTTCTCCACTCCACCTTGATTCAGTTTATCTTTGATATAGTCAAGTTGCTCCTTCGTAAGAATTGAAAGAGCGTCTTTGGCTTTTTGATTACCGAATCCATAATACTCTTTCACTATATCCATATCAGATAATTTCTCAGGTTTCAACCATTTACTATACCTTCTCTTTTTCCTAACACTATTTAGTAAATAGTCAAACTGAAGTCTGGAATCAAGGTGAAAATGAACATTTACCTCATTGGCTTGGAAGATTGTGTCCATGAAGAAAGACAATCCACGATTTACAATAAAAGGTGCATACTTCTTCTCGTCTTGAGAAGTCAGCATGATGTCTTCTTTTGTTTCGTTGATTGCCTTCAAATAATCAAATGGACTCATCTTCAACCCATTTTAAAACCGTGGCACTATTCTTCTCCAAAGGTGGATACCAAATTGCCTTGGTTTTCGTAGTGATGTTGGTTTGATCAATCTTTTCTGCAAATTCTCTTAAATCTTCTTCATTACGAAATCTGACTCTAATCAAAGCATACTGACCTTTTTCTGGTTGATCAAATTCTGGCATGTCATCCCAACCAAAGGGAGTTTGTGCCTCTTCATCACCTGCAAGAACAAATAGATTTGTTTCTGTTCCTTTTTCTGGAACCTTATTTAATATATTACCCATACTGGACTTCCTTTTCTAATTGTTTTGGGAACTCTTTCAAAACCAAACCATACTCGTTGTTTCCCTTTGGTATATTTAGCCCACTTTTTAAGATAGGTTTTTGTTTGTATCTGTAGTAATCTACATAATGATGCCATCTGTCATATTTCCATGTAACTCTGGCAACATCTGGATGTTGATTTGCAATAGACTCCGCAAATTTTCTTCTCTTATCAAATTTCTCACCACCTCTTGACTCTTTACCGCCTGGGTCATCCACTGCATAGACTTCTTGAGTATTACCACCTTTCATAGTCATGGAAGCAGCCTTACCAATCAGAAAACAATTGAACAACATAGTACAAAGACCTGCCTTCAGAATCCTAATACTAATATCAGTATCTTCATTATACATCCCACGCCATCTTATGTCAAGTGTGTTATCAAGTAGGATACATGAATAGATTCTTGTGTTCAAAACGTATGGTGGTCTTTTGGATATTGCAGGAATAATGAAGTCATAATTCATACCTGCCATGCCAACATTTGTATATCTGTCAACAAAGTTCTCCAAGATTGCAAATGGTGATCCACTTTCAACTTGTAGTTTTCTATTCTGGTGTAGACGATAGAGTGGTGCCATGTTGTCATCAAGAATCCAATGTCTCTTGTGACCTTCTGCCTTAGCATGTTCATAGACAAAATTACGAACTGGTATAGATCCACCAAGAGTGTCAGTAACTTCACATCTTACTGCATATAGCGGGTTCTCTCTAAAATCTTTAGGAAGTGCAATTATCTTCTCTTCTGGCACATTTTCAGCATATGCATCAAACTCCGAATCTTCAACAACCATCCGATACGGCACACCATACTTCTCAAGCATTTCCTGAGTAAGTCTAAGGCCATTTTCGTAACGACCTTTTGAAATAATGTAAATAGGATATTTTGGTTTCATCATATCAACTCCTTTCAATACTATTTAGCATTATTTAAATTCACACTCTACCATGATCTCAGTCAAACAAGCAACAAGATTGATCTCTTGGTCTACTACAAATGCTGATTTGTATTGATAGTCGGCAATAATCAGAACGGCCTGTGGCACAGATTGAGGTTTCAGATGTGAACTCAAACTGTCATATAACCTACGGAAGATACGAGCAGTATCTGTATCCATGTTGGAGTTTGCCCACTTCCGCATATCAGAAAACTTTTTAGTCTTCAGAAAACTTACCAACTCACCAACATTGACTTCTTCCAATGAAGACAATATGCCAGTATCTATCGTACCACTGGCAGAATATCTCTGTAACTCATTAAGAACTCTCCGAAAATCTGGAAAGTGTTTCATGATGAGTTGAATGAGAACTTTTCTCTCAAACTTTACATCCTCTTTCTGTAGAATCTCTTCAACAAGAAAAAGATATTCCTCTGCAATCTTTGGTTTCTCGTTTACTGGAATAGAGAAGTCAAGGACAGAACAGCGGGAATGGATGGGATCAATAATACGACTAGGATAATTACAAGTAAAAAGAAAAGAGACATTATTTCCAAATTTTTCAATGAAACCTCTTAGTGCGGGTTGAACCGAATCGGGATTCATATAATCGGCCTCGTCCATGATTATGGCCTTACGATTCCCTGTCATTGATATAGAACTACAGAATTGATTCAGTGTGGTTCTTACTGTGTCTATATTTCTGCCTTCATCAGAACCATTGACCATAAGATAGTCTGTCTTGGTTTCGTCACACAGAGCCCTGGCAGCAGTTGTCTTGCCTGTGCCAGGTCCACCTGTGAGAATGAGATTCGGAACTTTGCCTTGTTCTACGAATTCTGAGAAAGGTTCAGATAGATCACTAGGAAGAACACAATCACTGATCTTGTGTGGGCGATATTTCTCCACCCACAAAAAATCATCTCGTTGCATTATCCTCCAAATGTTGAATCTGATTCAGTTGCGATAAAGTATTGAAGATTACTGGAAGTGTGGGAAAACTTGGATATTCCCTTTGAAGTGATTTCAACATTGTAATCACCTGCAAATAATTTAAGATTCTCAATCTTAAAAACCATACAAAAGTTTTTGTCTGTTGTGCCAACTTCAGTCACAAAATCATCAGAAGATGAATTATGCACATCTGTTGCACCCAGAGTGATTTTAGAACCATCACCAACTATACAAACATGAGGCAGCCCTAACATAGCAGCTGCCTTTGTTGTTTGTGTAAAGTCTGCATTAGACATGACAAACGATACTTCTGGATCTGGAAAAGTCAAATCTTTTTCAGGTGGAGTGAGAATCATTGTTGGATCAGCAAACATATACTTTACCTTTCCGCCAACATTCATGGTTTTATCACCAACCTCTAACTCAGGATCTTGAAACAATTTCATGACCCCAAGAAACTTGTTTAGGTCATAGATTGCAAAGTCACTTGGAAATGACTCAGGAATCTCTGCCTTCACAAGTATATTCTTTTGTGGAGAGATTGTTGATATTTTGTTTCCAGACTTGAACTGCAAGTTTTGATTGATACTTGCAAAGTTACTCAATAAGGAAACAGTTTGTTCACTTAGTTTCATAGTATACTCCTTTAAGATTATCTATTAAGTATATCATAATATAACAGAATGTCAACTCTTTTGTTTCCTCTTATCTCGTGCCATTTTTCTCCGCTCCGCACGAGAGAGCTTTCTACCTGCTTCTTTTTCAACAGCTTCTTCCTCTTCTTTAGTCACAAGTTGAGGTCTTGTTTTGGTATCCATACCATGCGCTGCATAGTCAAGATTAGCAAGAGATGGAAGTGTACCATTGAAAACATAACTTCCGATATGACCAAGTTTCATCCAA